AGCGAGGCGGTCACGCGGGCCGTGGTGGAGTTGCCCGCAACGGCGACGTTGGTGCCGGTGAAGGACAGTTCCTGGTCGCGCTTGATTTCCTTGCCGCGCTTGGCGGTTTGGTACGCGATCTCGGACTTGCGGCCCGCCTTCTTCACCCGCTCAGCGGTCCCCGAGATGGTGAACGCCTTCTTGTAAATCTGGGTGTAGTTGACGTAGCGCGTGGTCGCCACGACGGCCTGAGCGGCGGTGTCGTCGCCTTCAATCGTCGCGTTGGCGGCGGCAGCGGCGAGGCTGTCGGTCTGCCAGTCGAACTGGGTTTGATCGCACGACGCCTTGCCAATGTTCGACATGAACGGCGTGTCGGTCGGGCTGATGTTGGAGATAACGTCCGAGAGGTCTTCACGGACGCCGATGAGGTCGTAGCGGTCGAAGGTATCAGCGGGTTGGGCCATTAGCCTAGCATCCTCAGAATAGCGGCTTCAGCGTCATTGGCGGAGCCTGATTGACGGAGACGTTGCTTGGCGCGTTGGAGGTCTTGGGACTTGGACGGAGCCGCCGTTGCCGTTCCCGGCTTGGCGACCTTCCTCGATTCAACCGCAGACCGGACCTTGCCGCTCTTGGCGACCAGTTCCCGATAGGCCATCGCATCCCGAAGGACACGGACGGCCCGGTGATCGAAAACGTCATCGAGTTCAGCGTCGGAAAAGCCGATTGACTGGCCGTATTCCCGCAGCTTTTCGGTCTCAGCCTTGGCGACAGCGGCGTCCTTCCATTCGGGGATTGCCGAAAGGAGTTTTTCCGCTTCCTGCTGTGCGAACGTCGCTTGCTCGCGGGCCGATTCCTGTGCCTGTTCGTGCCTGAGACGTTCAGCCTCCGACGCCACGCCCATCCGCTGCTCTGCCCATTGGCGATGCTGTTGCATCTGGGCCGACCATTCGCCGGGGTTGGTGTAACGGAGGGATTGATCGACTCGCGGCTGATTGGCCTCGATGATCCTCTCGACGGTCTGGAGCTTGCCCAGATACTCGTCACGCGCCGCCGCAATCGCAGCCTTTTCCGCCTTGGATTCCTCGGCGAGGGCTTGCGTCTTGCGGGTATAGTCCTGCTCTCGGGAGTAGCCTTTCAGCGCCTCGTCAAGCGTCACCTGGACCTCTTCGCCCGCCACTTTGACGGTGTAGAGTTCCGGCTGCTCTTCGGGGGCTTCCGTCTCTTCCTGATCGTCGGACTCGCCGTCAGGGTCGGATTGCTCCGGTTCCTCGTCGGCGTCGGAAGCCTCGGGGGCCTCCTGCGTCTCGTCAGTCTCGCTGTCGGCAGGGCCTAGCAGACCTTCGATCCGTTCGGCGGCGTCAGCCACCGTCGCACCAGTGGCTTGCGCCGTGCTGGAGTCGTTCATGTGTTGCTCTTGGAGTGCGCCGCTGGCCTGTTGGCCGTCACGGCTGGTGTGTGCTAAGGTTCCGCTATGGAAATCCTCGGCATGAAGGTTGTCGTCAGCGACGGAATCCCTGACGACGAAGCTCACATTGGCCCTGATGCGGATGGCCGCTGGTGGGTCATCAAGGACGGGCAGGCGGCGAAAGCGCCCCGATTTACGGGACTGTCCATTCGCCCGGTCGGGCAGGGCGTTGTGTCAGTTGTCCTGCATCAGGATTACGGGCCGAAACTCGCCTAGCGTCGGGAGCCTTTCGCCAACCGCGCGCGTAGGAAGTTGGCGTCGTCCACGTCCCGCTTCCACAGCGAGACTAGGGCGTCGATTGCGGCGACCTGAGCGTGTTGCTCGTCGCGAAGTGTAGGGGCCGACCGGGCGGCGTTGCGCCAGTCTGCAATGATCCGCTCCGACATACGCCGAAGCCCGTCCATCACCTCGGCATTGTCGAGCATGGATTGTGCGTCACGGCCCCTGTCGAGGGCCGCTTGGGCTTGGTCGTCAGTCAGCGACAACGGACACCTTGCGGAGCTTGGGGGCTTGCGGGACGTGCAGCGCCTCGTTGGGCACCCGCAGATGGGCCACGGCCTGAGTGCCGACGCGGGAGAACCGGATCACGCAGAAGCCGTCACAGACCTGGGTGACCTCACCCTCGGCCAGAACCTTGTCGCCAATCATCATCCGGGCTCTCCACCTTGCGACGGCCCATTGATCGACTGCGACCGGGCGTCTGCGTTCATGCGGTTGGCCTCGCTTTTCAGGGCGAACTCCATCTGCATTTCCTCGCGCTTGAGGGTCAGTTCGGCGTTGGCAAGCTCACGCTTGAAGGCCAGATCAGCGGCCTGCTCTTCGCGGCGCTGCTGCATTTCCAGCGCGTGTTTCTCGCGGGCCAGTTGGAGGTCGCCCGACGCCTTTTGTTCGTCGCGCTGGGCCTGCGCCTGAGCCTTGGCGGCTTCCAGTTCAATCCGTGCCTTGGCCTCTTCCACCTTAGGATCGGGCGGGGGCGGCTCTTGACCCTTCGCGGCCATCCGCTCCATCGCTTCCGGGCTGTCCGGGTCGGTGAAGAACGCGCTTGGGTCTTTGAACCCGCCCGTCTCGATCAGTTTGGCCAGCGTGTTGTAATACTGCTTGGGCGTCACCAGCGGGTTGTCAGGCCCGACCGTGCCGATGATGAGTTCCTGCTTGGCCAGCATCATCGAGAGAAGCGCGGCCTTCTCAGCGTTCGTCCCGCCACCCAGGGCGACGTTCGGCACCACGTCCATGTTGACCCGCCACGAACGGGGATCGACCGGCACCCACTGATTCCGCAGCTTCACCATGCGCTGTTGACGCTGGTTCTCAACGGTCAACTTCAGCAGGCCACGGAACAACCGACGCACACCCGAGGCCATGACGCGGGCGATCAACTCAATGCGCTCCTGCGAGCGCGAAAACTGCCCGTTAGCCGCCGTCGCCGTGGTGTTCTGCAATGCCTCGGCATCCAGACCCATCGAGACCTTGGACATCCCCGTGCGGTTCTCGCGCAGTTCGTCCATGTAGGTGATGAGCGGGAGCGCGGCCTGAGACGTGTTCGGTGCCGCCGCGAAGAAATAGGCCTCCGAGGGCGAACCCTCCGCCCGCAGCACCGCGCCGACCTCCGTATTCATGGCGTCTTCAATGTTGCCGCCACGGCCTACGACAGTCCGGGGGAACACCGACTGCGCCAGCCCATCAGCCCAAGCCCGCAACGCCTTCGTCTTCGTCCACTGAATGTCAGACACCTTGTCCGACACCGACTCGCCAAAGAAGCTATGCGGCTCAGGATCGCACTGGAGGTCCGTGAAGGGCCGCTCGTCCACCGGATCGTTGCCCACGATCTTGAACGACGGACCCAAGGTGCAAATCCGGCGCAGTTCAGCAATGCCGTCGTCATCAAAATCGACGTTGATGTAGCTCTCGACGTACAGCACCAGCCGGGCGCTATCGTCCGAGGTCGTGCCGCCGATAGTGTCCCGATACGGCTGACGGGCCTGCCGTTCGTCCGACGTGTCCAGTTCCGAGCCATCCGTCGAACATGACAGCACCAGGTCCCGGTCGTAGCCCATCGCCACCAGTTCGGAGACGCGCTTTTCCGTCCGGTGCCCGACGTAACCCTCGTCATCAAGCGTCCGCATCCGGCGACCGATCAGAAGCTCATCAGGCGGCACCGCAGCGATGCGAACCCGGTCAACCCGCTTCTTGAGCCGAAGCGTGACGTTCAAGCCCTCTTCGCCGTCCGAGGTCTCGACAATCTCAGCCTCGACGCTCTTCTGGAGGTCTTCCAGCAGTTGCGTCAGCGCCATCTCATCGAGGCCGGTGTATTTCGTGGTGGAGACCGTGAAACTGTCGTCCCACCACCACTTGATGAAGCCGACCTTTTCGCGGAGTGCGTTCTTGATCGCGGCCAAGAACACCTCAAACCCGTCGTTATCGACCGTGACCACATAGTTGATGTAGTCGGTCGCCTGTTCGGCGGTCTCTACGTCCTCTTCGCTCTCCGGCGCGAACTCGACCACGTTCTCGGAGCCGAAAAACACCCGCATCAGGCTGGGCAGGATCGCGTTGATCGTGTCGTGAACGTCGCGGGACACAATCTGCGACCGGCCCGCTTCCTCGTCGCCGTAGGGCCGTCCGAAATAGCGATCAACCGCCTTGGCGCGCTGCGGTCCAATGTCCGAGTCGATGAAGCTCGTCGCGTCCTCAATCTCTGCCGAGACGATAGACGCCAGGGTGGATTCATCCATCCCCGTTGAGACGGCTTGATCGTCGTCGGACTCGTACATCAAGCGACCTTCACCAGCAGAGCCGCCGAGTTATTGGTCGAGGCGCTGGAGCCTGTCGGGGACACGCCGGTCAGGTCGGGCCACGTTCCGAACGCCTGCGTGGAGGTCAGGTTCGCACCGCCGATGTTGCCCGCGACAGCCAGCGCAATAGCCGGCGAGCCGAGGACGTTAGCCCCCAAGCCAAACGCCGGGGCCGGGCCGAGGAACACCGCAGCCGCGCCGGTCGCGTCCACGTTCACGGCCTGCCAATAGGTGCCAGCGGGCAGGGTCACATCCGCGCCGGTAATGTCCGCGCTCAGGCGGCCCGCCGTCGTGGTCGAGATGCTGCCAATCGAGGCAAGAACAGCGCCCGGCGTGTTTGTTGCCGGATTGTTGGCGTAGATCGCAAGCTGGAACAGGCCACCAGCCGCAGCCGTCGTCAGCCCCGCGCCAAGCTCCGAAATCTTCATCGGGCGATGGACCTCAAACACCGATGCGCGGATCAGGCCAGCCGTCGTCGCCGTGCCGAGGATCACGCCGCCGCAGCGAACCAGCACATAGTTGCCGACGATGGGCGCGACAGGAACGAACGCGGGCGGGGGCGTGTAAACCGGAACCATCGTCAGGCTCCGATCACATAAACAACGTCATTGGCCGTGCCGATGATAAAAGCCGCCTGCACCAGATTGACCGGCAGGCTCAGCGATGCCCCGGCAGGCAACGCCCAGCCGTTGCCGGTGCCGTCGTCGGTCGCTGTGACGGTCGAGCCACCAATGAACACCTTGCCGACGTTCGTATCCTTGGCGCGAATGGTCACGCCCGAGGCGATCTGCCCACCAGCAGCGAGCGCGACAGCCGAGGCGGTCACAACCTGTTGGTCCGCATAAATAGCATCGGTGAACGGCATCACGACACCCCCTTGATGTTGCGTTTGATTGGAGCCAGCGAGCGCGGCTCAGTGTAGGTCGAGGCCATCAGGCCGAAGCTGTCCGCGCCGTGCGAGGACCAGTCGTGGTTCGGACCCAGCCCAATCCCTCGGGCGTCGTCCTTCTTTTCGTGATAGGCCCCGAGCGCGTCGATCCCCGGCTGCGTTGTGGCCTGGTTGAACCAGATGCGCGGGAACCAGCGTCGAGCCGCCTCAATGCGTTGCGAGGCAGCCCCACGGCCCTGATTGGGAACCACGGTGACAGAGAAGCCCGCCGCCCTCAGCGCGCCCTCGTATGAGGCGTCAAACACCTTGTCATGGGCCGCACCGTCATGGGGCAGGAAGCACTCAGCCGCGCCGTATCCCGACGCCCGCAGCCAGTTGATGTGCGTGGCGAGGTCTTGGCCTTGCGCCTCGTAATAGGCCAGAACCTTGATCTTCTCGCCGATGAACTGACAGACCCAGATGGTCGTCGCGTCAGCCTTGGCACCCGTTCCGCCGATGTCCCAGAACGCCCGGTAGGCCATCAGGGGATCGGCTGAAATCTCTCCGATGCGGCCCTGAGCCTTGGCGGCAGTCAGACAGGCTGCGTAATAGGCACCCTCAGTGATGGCCTTGAACCCACCTTCCCAGATATGTTCGTACTGGTCCGGCTGATCCCGCTGCGCCGCGAGCCGCTTGCGCTCAAGGATGTCCGGGAACCACGGATTGTCAGACCAGTTAGCGCGGACAACGACCGAACCTGTCGGCGTGTCCTCACCCCGGAGCATCACATCCACCGGGTCTTTCTTCCGACGCG